TGTCACTCCTCTAGGGTGATCTTTTATCTAGGATATAGATGCATACGCCATACATTTAGCGAAATAATTTATTGCTTAAAAGTCAATACGTTATAAGTAATTATAAATTTAGATATGGAGGCGTGTACCGATATGTTGGATCTGTTCATTGCCTTTACTTATCAACAGGATAAGTATCAATTATAGTGTTAATACTCCAACCTTACTACCATAATCAAGCCCGATCATAAATATACTGCAAAATTGCGAAAATTTGTATAAAAATGAGTAAAAAAGATCTGAATTAAAGATCTAGTTCGCCTTTTGTGTGGCTTGGGAAGATCGAGATTTTGTACTTGCGTAAAAATCGACACATTTAGTGTGCGGGCGTGGCGAGGGTTTGACTGCGATTTTTGGGGTGGGAAAAGGGTGAAAAAATGGGCGATTTTTTATTTTTTCGCTTTGGTTAGCAGATCGGTTTAGTATAATAACGTGGGGCGGAATTATTTATCATCAGGCAAACGAAGGCTTGATATTTCAGGCGTAAGTGATAGGCAGGTGTGGTTGTAGGCAATAAAAAGCCCCGACAATTCGGGGCGGTAGGTTATTGTTCGAGAAGTATGTAAGGCTTGAAGGTAATCACTTCTTTGCCTAGCCATTGGTTAATCTCGGCAAGTCGTTGTTGCAGTGGTAAGATCTCATTAATGAAGAACACTTTGCCAGCTTTTTCAATGTCCCCAAAGCCACCTGTATTATTCGGGATAATCCCCATCAGTTGCGGTGGCACTCGATGGGCTGCAAGAATATCATCTCTACTGGTGTTTTTAATGTTTAGAAACTCATCTTTTGCGACCACATCTGACAGCGGAATCACTTTAATCCCATTCTCTTTGCCATCAGGGGCATACAAAAACAGGTTTTTGAAATTGCCCTTGCCTTTAGCTTGTTGGAGTTGCTCTTTTAAATCATCAACGTCTGTTTCACTTGCCATCGGGTCGGTCATATAAATAATGCTTCCTGCGTGCGCCCCATTTAAATAATACTTACGGCGAAAAAGCGTGGCAGATTCATTGAGAAAAGCAGATTGAAGTGAAGCCAAATAATCAGGCAAGCCGTAGATTTCTTGATTGACATCAGGCTGTTTCAAATGGAAAACGCTATCGCTTGGAAATTCGTACTCCTGATAGCCATTAGCCAGCAAAAAGAACTTACCTTGCTCTCGACCACGGCGGACATATTTCGCAAGCGGTGCGTTTAGCCCTAAAATTTGCTTTTCCTTGCCCATTCTTTTTTCAAGGTAAGCATTACCGAAAATCAGATAGTCCTGCACCACTTTTTCCAACTCGTAACGTGGCAACAACGGTGATGTTTGGCAGGTACTCATCAGAATATTTTTCTTCACTGCTAACGCACTCTGATGATGTGCAGATGATTTTACTGCCCGTGCCAATCCTGAAAAATCGACAGGCGGATTGTAATATTTCTCATACATCAACACCGATTCGAAATAATTCAGAATATCGGCATTGTCTAACACTGGCGTTGGGTCGCCAAAAGTAAATTGTTCAATTTTCATAAATCACCTAGTTATTAAAAGGAATAATGGTCCGCTTAGAAGCCTGTGCATTGCCGTAAGGTTCATTCACTAAACAGCTCATAATCGCCCACGCAATATCGCCGTGACTGGCTTCGGCAGAACGGTCAGACACATAAGTCATCTGCCGACCGCTTCGGGTGGTCTGTTTCTTAATCGTCATAAAACTTGTAGCGATCTCTTTGCCGTCAAATTTCAACCGTTTTTTCTGGATAAGATTGAGCGTTTTTAGCACCATCTCATTTTTTAAATCCACGTTGTAAGTAATCCCGACGGCACGGGGAAAGAATTTTTTCACATTTTGGTAAACGCCATCGCCCATACCTGTACGGTCAATGGTGATTTTCGTCACATTGTAAGATTGGGTGTAATGGCGAATTTTGTCGGCTTGTTTCTCAAAATCTAAGCCGTGAAAGGTTTCCGTATGCAACACACGGTAATCACCGCCTTCTACTCTTGGTGGTGCAATAATTGCCAAGGCAGCACGGTCGCCCGTAAATGCTGGGTCATAACCGATCCAAACTTCCCGATTACCAAAAGGACGTTGATAAAACGGCTTGAAGTCTTTCCATTCGTCGTAAGAGTCCACCTGGCAATGTTGCAATTCATCATATTTAAACACGCTGGAATTATCATCGGCGAACTGGCACATAAATAATTGCTCAAATTCTGCCGTTGAGTTCTCAAACTTCAAATCGTCAATATTGAACAAGTTACAACCGCCTAATTCGGCATCATAGATATTCACAATCTGTCGCCATTGACGGTCGGCACACAATTTACCTGCACGCAAATTAGCGTGAGAAATATCAATTTCCACCCGTTCACCTTCAGGGCGATCTCGGTTGAAGGCTTTACCCGACCAAAAGTCATAGGCAGAATGAGCAATAGTCGTTGGGGTGGAAAAGTAGGTTTGACGATACTGTTTCTGTGAAGCCATTGCGGAAGCGACTTTTCGCATTTCGTCAAATTTCGCCACCCAAAAGATTTCATCAAAGTACAAATTGCCGTGATAAGACTGAGCCGTTGCCGAATTGGTACCTAAGAAAATCAACTCAGCCCCATTCGGTAATAAAATCGTTTCGCCTTTTAGCTCCACATCGGCGGTTTTGCGTGCATACTGGGTAATGTAAGAGCGGAACATTAACGCCTGCTTCTTACTTGCCGACAAGAAAATCTGATTTCGCCCTGTTTTTAACGCATCAATAAAGGCTTCGTGAGCGAAATAATAAGTCGCACCAATCTGACGACTTTTGAGAATGTTACGAATACGGTGCTTTTCACCTGCTTGATACCAATTCCGCTGATATTGGAACATTCCTTGCATAAAGCCATTAATCAACAGCTCTTCTTGCTCAGGGCTAATCGGATTTTTCTCAGCAGGTTTACGTTCACCCCGATTACGATTTTGAATTTTGGGATTGAGATCGGCTTCATTACCGCCGTTGTTATATTTCTGAATGCGTGCGGCATCTTTCATTTGACGCATTAAAAAATCCAATTCTTTAAAATCGTACCCTGTTTTCACGTCCTTTTGTAACAGCAACATATAACGGCTCTCAATATTACCGCTCACACGTTCAAACAAAGGTGCTTCGTCCCATTTTTCCCGTTTTTTCCAGCTGGCGATAGTGGACACGGGAATGTTAAGCATTTTGGCAATTTCCGTGAGTGAATAGCCAGCCCAATACTTTAATTGTGCTTCACGGTGGGTATTCATATTAATTAAAGCGGTCTGTTCCGCTTGGTTTGTTGCAATATCCGTCATTGTTTTGCGTCATCGTTGAAAATATGGCTATTGTTATGAAACGGACGGCGTTTGTAGAACAGTCCCCTTTGTTAAATCCTGCTTAACAACCGCAACGCTTTGCACCTGTTTGAAAATCCAATCACCATATCGGCAATTTTGAACATTCTCATTTCGAGGAAGCATTTATGCCGAAAAAATCCAACTGGTTTGTGGTAGCCACAGAAGGAGCAACGGTGGACGGTCGTCAGATCGAACGCCAGTGGCTTTCTGATATTGCCGAAACGTACGACCCGAAAACCTACGGCGCTCGTATCAACCTTGAACATTTTCACTTGTTTTGGTTCGACCCTGAACTTGCCCATTCAAAATGCTACGGTGATGTGTTAGCCGTTAAGGCAGAAGAGAATGACGAAGGCAAATTACAGCTTTATGCACAAATTGAGCCAACGGATGAATTAGTCGAGTTAGTGAATAGTAAGCAGAAGGTTTACACCTCAATCGAAGTCCGCACCAATTTTGCCAAAACAGGCAAAGCCTATTTGACAGGTTTAGCGGTGACTGACACGCCAGCAAGCTTAGGCACCCAATATCTCTCTTTCACAACGAAAAATGGTGAACAGCAAGGCGAAATCTTTACCACTGAAGCGGTGGAATGTTCGCTTACCTTTGCAGAAGAGCCAGTGTCATTCTTTGAAAAAATGAAAGCGATGTTTAGTAAAGAAAAAGCTGACACAGCCCAACATAAAGCCGACGTTGAAGCACGTTTTGCTGAACACGAACAGACACAGTTGCTTTTAGCAGAAAAATTTACAGAGCTAGAAGAGAAGCTAAAACAAACCGAAGCGGAAAAAATGGCATTGTGTGCAGATTTTGAAAAATTATCCGCCGATCTCACCGCTTTACAAAGCCGTGTTGATGTTATCGGCAGTGAGCCAGAACACGGCTACACGCCACGCCCTGAAATTACGGGTGGTGAATTAAATAATGAACGTGTTTTCTAAAAAGGACAGAATATGAGAAAAGAAACAGCGACCAAATTTAACACTTACCTTGCAGGTGTAGCACAAGACAACGGTGTGGATTACAACCACATTTTTACGGGTAAAAAATTCACTGTTGAGCCAAGTGTTCAACAACGTTTAGAAAAGCAAGTGCAAGAAAGTTCAGCATTCTTACAGCTGATTAACATTGTACCTGTGATTGAAGCTAAAGGAGAAACCTTAGGCTTGGGGATTGCAGGAACGATTGCCAGCGTGACCGATACCACAAAAAATGGACGTAAAACACAAGATTTATATACATTGAATGCGGTTGCCTACCATTGCCAACAAATTAACTACGACAGCCATTTACGTTATGTCACATTAGATATGTGGGCAAAATTCCCTGATTTCCAACGTAAAGTCGGTGAATTAAAAGCGGAACGAATGGCACTTGACCGTATTATGATTGGTTTTAATGGTACATCTCGTGCAACAGACTCTAATCGTGTCACTAATCCGTTATTACAAGATGTGGCGAAAGGCTGGTTAGCTAAAATCGAAGAACACGCTCCGCAACGTGTGATGAAAGAAGAAGTCGAAAGCTCTAATAAAATTGAAGTGGGCAGTACAGCAAAAACCTTTAAAACATTAGATGCATTAGTCTTTTCAGCCGTTAATGATTTAATTGAACCACAATATCAAGACGACACACAGCTTGTCGCCATTATGAGCCGTGATTTATTGGCAGATTACTACTTCCCATTAGTCAATGAAGCCAAACCAACGGAAAAACTAGCAGGCGACACTATCGTCAGCCAAAAACGTTGCGGTGGTTTACGTGTTATTCAAGTGCCGTATTTGCCTAAAGGGACAATCTTAATTACACGCCTTGATAATCTGTCGATTTATTATCAAGAAGGCGGAATGCGTCGCACTTTAAAAGATAATGCGGAATACGATCGCTACGAAGATTTCGTTTCTTCTAACGATGATTTCGTTGTCGAAAATTATGCACAAGTCGCATTGTTGAAAAACATTAGTGTGCTCGGTTCACCTGATACTACTGGAGTAGGCGGTTAATGCGACCAACTCAAGCCCACTATTTGCGAGTAACTGCGGAGCTTGCTCAATCTTCTGAGCAAGCTCAACTAGAAAACCTCGACGAATACGAAAAAATGCTTTATTTGCTGGCTCGTCATAAAAAAGACCTGAAAGCCATTGCCTCAATGGAACAGCGAGCCAGTTATAAGAAAAGCATTCTTCACCACTATTTGCCGTGGATTGAAGGGGCATTGAGTGCTGGCAACGGCAAACAGGACAATGTACTGATGACGTGGCAAGTATGGTCGGTGGACTGTGGCGAGTATCACCTTGCTTTACAAATTGCCGATTACGCTATTCATCAAGACCTGACATTGCCTGACGGCTTTAGTCGTTCGCTTTGTTCAATGCTGGCTGAAGAGTTTGCTGACGCAGCGAAAAAAGCCCTGAAGGTGCAAAAGCCGTTTGAAGTAAGCTACTTGTTACGAGTGGACGAACTCACCAAAGAGAAAGATATGCCAGACGAAAGTCGAGCAAGGCTCTATCGTGAAATCGGCTTACTACTTGAAACGACACAGCCTGAAAAGGCACTCAGCTACTTAGAACGGGCATTAGAACTGAATTTAAACATCGGTGTGCAAGGCAGTATTAAAAAATTGCGGAAGCAGTTAAACCAAGCCGACACCGACTAAACCGAGCAAACCACGCAGCCGACGGGGCGGGCGAAAAAGCGATCTTGATTGCCTTGATTAGCCCCCACCCCGTTTTTTTATTGGCAAGCGGTCAGATTATGGAGATAGATTGCAAATGAGCCACGTCATCAATATACCTAAAGTGGTCGTGGATAAAAATCAGGTATCTTCACCCACGCAAATTACCATTAGCAATAACGGCTTTTTCCCAGATATAGAGCTTGTCGAAGTTCGCCACGCAATGCGAGCCGATGGCACAGTTACAGATGAACGCCTAACGTTTGCCGTGATTGAAGCAATGGCAACCGTCAATGCGGAATTACACACGTTACAAATGGAATACGCCACCTTTGACGACATACCGTCAGATCATATCAACGGCGAAAACCTGATGATTACTCGTTACAAGCGAGCCGTATTCTGTTTTGCAATGGCAAATCTCTACGAACGCTACCGCAGTTTTGACAGCACCAAAGAAGGTGCAGAAAAAGCGGAGCAGTTTGAAAATTCCGTAGATGACCTACGCCGTGATGCACGATTTGCTATTCGGGATATGCTCAAACGTAAACGTTGGACATCGGAGCTTATCTAATGATTTTAACCGCAACCCAACACGACACACTCGACCAACTGATTTTCAGGCATTACGGCAGAACGGCTGGCTTGGTGGAAATTGCATTGGAATACAATCCGCAACTGGCAAATGTGGCAATTTTGGAAATGGGGCAACGGGTCGAAATGCCCGACATCACCACCACAACCACGATTACCAAGCAAACGGTGAGCCTATGGGATTAATCAAAATGGATAGAAATGACAACACGTCACTATTGGGGGCAGTCGTGACAGTTTTAACCAGCCTAAGCCTTTCCGATTGGGGCGTAATAATGGGGATTTTATTCGGCTTGTTTACCCTATTGATGAATTGGTACTACAAAGACCGAGAAATCAAACTGAAAGAAAAAGCCCTTGAGCGTTATAAAATCAACTTAAAGGACATTTTAGACGATGAACAAAAATCTTAAATTCGGCGGAGCGATGGTCTGCGGTATCGGTGCGATTATCGGCTTAGTACAGCTTAATCATCCTGAAATCCGCACCAGTCCAAAAGGCTTAGACATTATCGGCAACACTGAAGGGTGCAGACGAGATCCTTATGTTTGCCCTGCGAATGTACTCACCGTCGGCATTGGTTCAACCGAAGCCACAAGCGGTAAGATTGAACGCAAAATTTACAGCGACAAAGAAATTGCTGACCGCTGGGCAAAAGATTTAGCCGAGGCGGAACGGTGCGTAAACCGCTACGCCAACGGCAAAAAAATGCCACAAGGAGCGTTTGACGCATTGACATCAATTACCTTCAATGCAGGTTGCGGAACAATGCGACATTCGACCTTGTTCAAACTCGCCAATCAAGGTTACAGCCCTGCAATGTGTGAACAGTTTAGCCGTTGGGTCTATGCCAATGGCAAAAAACTGCGTGGTTTAGAAATCAGACGAGAAAAGGAACAAGCACTATGTTTAGCATTATAAGCGGTATGATTGAGAAAAGTTTTGGCAAAGCGATGATTATCGCCTTGCTGATTGGTGTCTGCATTAATGCCTTTCTCTGTTACGAATGCAAAATACTGCAGGCGGATAACCAATCCAAACAAGAAGAAATTGCTTTAGTGCGAGCGGATAACCAAAGCCTAGCCAACCAGCTAGAACAGGCAAACCAACATATTCTGCAGTATCAAAAGCAGGTGGATAAATTACATCAACAAGTTTTAACTAAGCTCACCCAAGCGGAGAAACGCACCAATGAAATTTTACTTGAACTGGAAAACAATTCATCTTGGAGCTATCAGCCTGTGCCTACTGACGTTAGTCGGTTGCTCAACCAAAGAAGCGGTACAGTATCGAACAGTAAAGCCAATTCCGCTACTTTGCCCCCAAATAAAACAGTGCCACAGCCCCAAGTTCGAGATAAAGACCAACGCTGATCTTGCAAAATCCCTCGACCAAAGTTTAACGACCATTGAGCTTTGTCAGGTTGAAATTCAAGGCTGGGAAGCGTGTGTGGAAGGTTATAATAAACGTATTACAGAATAATGATTGCCCCGACTAGTCGGGGCTTTTTATTGACAGATGAAAATAAAAAGCCGACAATGCAAAATATATTGTACGTTTTCTATGTAATGGAGGGGCAATATGAATAAAAATGCACCTTATATTCGTGAAATTGTTGATCGCACAAAACAAGTCGGTGGCACACGAATTGTCGGTAAAACCAAAGAAGAAATTCAAAAAAATGCTCTATTGGTACTACAACAGCAATTAAAACAATCAAATCAAAATGTTAGAACGCAAAGTCCCGACCAATCAAGGCTTTTGGTCGTAAATTGACAATTTTCTTATTCAACGTTAGGATCCAACTATTCCCTTTACAAAGCGGAGAAAAACAATGATTATTTTACAAGCTCAACCTATGGCGCAAGTGCCGCATAATGCAGTATTTGCAGTGGTTGAAACACACCAAAAGCCATTGCGTGAAGTGCCAGCACTCAGCCCACAAGAATATAAAGTGTTTGCGAATGTTGAACGTTATGCACAGCAAATGACAGAAGAAAGTCTAATGCGAGCAATGGTGCTGATTAAATGAATGTTGCATATACGCAACTCTTCAATATGGCATTTTCCGATGAAGAAGATAAACAATTCTTTATTGAACAGTTTAAATATTGGAAACAAAATGGCGAAAATAGTAGCTATCATTTTGGCAAAGATGGGTTTTATACCCCTATTCAATCAGGATTAAGACACGTTCATCTTGTTCCCGTTATTAATATCCTTGATAAAATAAATTGGGATAAACATTGGCAAACAGGGCAACGCCGAACGAGTGATACTTGTCTTGTGTATGTTGAAGATGGCTCAGATTATTTACTTATTACCATTTTACCTGAACCATTAGCCCATAAAATTGCAGCTCAACGAGAAGAAAATCATCGTGTAATAATGAAACATTTCCGACACATTGCAGAACAATTTTTCTATTATCGAAATATTGTCAGTTAAATAAAGCGACGCTAGTCGCTTTTTTGTTACCCCCAAATCCACACCCACAACCATTCGCCCCGCCTTTGCTACTTACTCACAATATCGCTATTTAACCCAACGAGAAAAAGCGATGAAAGACCAAATTGACCGAGCCAATGAGCTTGCCGAAAAAGAAAGAGAATTTGCCCTTGCAAAACTTCGCAACAAACCAACCGCTTGTAGCCTGATCCATTGCGAAGATTGCGACGAACCAATTCCCGAAGCCCGTCGCCAAAACGTGCAAGGTTGCACCCGTTGCATTGACTGCCAACAAATTTATGAATACAAACAAAAAGGCTATCGCAAATGATTAAACCAGATAAATTGCGTGAGCTGCTCACCAAAACCATTCCTTATTTTGCCAAAAATCCTGAGCAGTTACAGATTTACTATGCCAACGGCAAAATCTGGACGACAGGGGCAACATCACTCAGTTATCAATATCACTACGACTTAGAAATTGTGGTGGAAGATTTCCCTGAACACCCTGATTTACTGTTTGTGCCTGTGATGGAATTTGTCCGCTTGCAACAATCGGAGCTGATGACCAACCCCAACAAACAGGACAGCATCACCTTTGAAATTGACCCAAACAACAACGCCACCCACGATATTTACATCAAAATTCCACTGACCGAGCGTGTTATTGTCAAACAAGAAGGCGATCATTACCAAGTTCACCACGCCGAAGAGCCACAGCCGACCGAATGGCAACCTCTGGAACGGCTGACTATTTTGTGAAAGGGGAACAGGTGTATGAGCGAATGGGAGCGATGGAATAATGGCGACAGACGACATTATCAAGGTTAAATCAGCGTTTAATGCGTTGCTCAAAAATATCAGCAAACCACGGCGACGGTTGCTATATCAACAAATCGGGCGTGAATTGGCTCGTAGCCAACGCAGACGTATTACCGCACAGCAAAATCCTGACGGCTCGTCGTACACGCCACGCAAAGTACAACGTAAGAAACGCAAGGGAAAGATTAAACAAAATGCAATGTTCTTAAAATTGAAGTCGGCCCGATTTATGAAGTTAAGAACCGCTGGGGATAATATCGAGTTGGGTTACAGTGGCAGTGACGCACATATTGCACAAATTCACCAGTACGGGTTAAAAGGTCGAGTGGTGAGAAGTGCAAATTGGAAGGTGAAATACGATCAGCGTGAGTTGTTAGGCTTTACCGATGAAGATATTGAAATGATTGAAAATTTTGTGATTAAGGCGTTGGCTGGGCAGTAAAAAGGCGGTTAGACCGCCTTAGAAATTATATTTTTACATTATTACTAATTCTTTTAATTGCTGCGATTTCTTGTTCAACAGTATTTGAATATTGTTCAGAAGTTTTTTTCAATTCTGTTCTTGCTTTTGGAATAAACAACGAAACAAGAATAATAAATGGATAAAAAATGAAATTAATTGCAGCAACTATCAAGGCGATAAAAAACGCAAAACCCATAAATGCGTGAGCCAAAATGGCTAGGATAAAAGAGCCGATAATAAAATAAGCTAATAAGTCCATATTTACCCCCATTAAAGTTATTATTTAGGTTAAATATATGAGCAATTCATTAAAACTTCAAGTATTACTTTCAGCCGTCGATAAAATTTCGACTCCATTGAAATCTGTTGCAACTCAGGCAAACAAAATGTCTGAAGCATTATTGAAAACCAAGGCAAATTTAAAGTCTTTAGAACAACAGCAAAAGCTGATTGATCAATTTAGACAGACAAAAAAGGCCGTTTTCGAAAGTAATAAGGAAATTCAAGAAGCGAAAAATAAAGCACAAGCATTAGCACGACAGCTAAATGCCACCGCACAACCAACACAAAAAATGCAAAAAGCCTTTGAAAAAGCACGTAATGCGGTAAAAAAACTCGAAATTGAACAAACTAAACAGAATCAAAAATTGCGTGAAACCCGTGCAGATTTAGAACGTAGTGGTATTAATACCAGACGTTTATCACAAGCACAGCAAGAGCTTAGCCATAAAATGAAGCTGGCTAATCAGCAAATTACTGACCAAGAAAGCAAGTTGATAGCTCTCAATAAGCGAGCTAAAGAACATTCTACTTATCGTCAAAATGTACAAGCTCTTAAAGAACAAAGTGTTCAAATGGGGGAGGTTGGTCAGCGTGCGATGTTACAAAGCTATATTATCGGCACGCAGTTAACAAAACCTGTCGCATTTTTCATGGAATTTGAAGACGCAATGGCAGGTGTTGCACGCCAAGTACAAGGGCTAAAAGATGCAAACGGTAAATTCACCCCAGAATATGATATTTGGAAAGAGAAAATCCAAGCATTATCAAAAGAATTGCCTTTGACGACCACTCAAATTGCAGAAATGATTACTGCTGCAGCAAGAATGGAGACGCCAAAAGAGTTGCTGGAAGATTTTGTCCGTTTAAATACGCAAATGGCAACTGCATTTGATGCCACAAATCCTGATGAATTAGTTGAACAATTCGGAAAAGTAGCTAAAAACTTCCGATTATCAGCAAATGCAGGAAGAGATTTAGCGGATGTTATTAACTATTTGGATGATAACGCTATATCAAAAGGCACGGATATTATTGGTTTTATGAACAGAGTTTCGGGGATCGCAGGCATTGCTAAAATTAGCGAAAAAAATATGGCTGCACTCGGCTCTACATTACAAACTGCTGGAGCAACTGAAGAGCAATCGGCAACTGCAGTTAATGCTATTTTTACGAGATTATCATCTGCAAGCAAAAAGAAACCTGTAACAAATGCTTTATCTAGTATTGGCATGAGTGCAAGTTCTGTTGAACTTGGAATGGCAAAAGATGCACAGAAAACGATACTTAACATTGTTGGTGCTATCCAAAAGATACCCGAACATAAACGACTTGGTGTCATTGCTGATCTTGTCGGGACCGAACATTCTAAAACGCTTGCTTTGCTTGTATCCAACACAGAAGAATGGAAGCGACAAATTGCCCTAGCGAATAGTGATGAAGCACTTGGAAGCATGTCGAGAGAATTTGAAACAAGGATGACGACATTGTCGTCAAAATGGCAAATTTTCAAAAATGACTTGTTTAATACTAGTGCCGATATTGGTTTTGAAATGAAAGAACCTATTGTGGAACTGATGAAGTCAATCAGTCATGGACTCGAAATAGTAAGGGATTGGATTAAAGCAAATCCTGAAATGGCAAAATCAATAGTAAAATGGGCAATCGGACTGACTGTAGGCGTTGGATTATTTGGTTTATTAGCTGCTACAGCAGGTTTGGCATATTACCCATTTGCAAGACTGTTCTTATTATTAGGTAAAACCAATAATATATTTAGTGCAAGTAAAGGTATATTTTTTGCAAAAACGCTTGCGGATGGTACAACCAAGGCATCAGGGCTTGCTCGGGGATTACAAATTGTAAAAAATACTTTCGGTTTATTAAAATTAGCTGTTACTCCAGTTGGTATTGCTGTTTTAGGTATCGCTTTTGCCGCATTGATGATTTATAAGCATTGGGAAAAAGTCAAAGCCTTTTTCGGTGGTTTTTTACAAGGTTTAATGCAAGGGCTTGCACCTGTATTGGAAAAATTCAAACCGCTCACGGCTATTTTTGGCTCATTGGTTGGGTGGATTAGCCAAGCGGTAAGGTGGGTGATGAATTTACTTAGTCCAACTGATAAAAGTGCGGAAAGTTTAAATGCTGCTGCGGAAGCAGGTAAAAAATTTGGTGAGTGGACAGCAAATGCGATTGAAATTGCCCTTACACCACTAAGATTATTGATGGACGGTATTAAATGGGTGATTGATAACTTACCAGGTCTTGAAGCTGGAACAAAAATCACTCAACAGGTCAATCAAGCCAAAACCGCAGAAAGTGAGCGTATTGTAAAATCGGGTACAACTGCTGAAAAAATTATGGACGCTGCAGGTGATAGCCGTTTATTTGCTAATGGTGGCTACACAGGCAACGGTGGCAAGTACGAGCCGAAAGGCATTGTACACGGTGGCGAATATGTTATGACCAAAGAAGCCACAAGCCGAATTGGTGTGGCTAATCTCAACCGCTTAAATTACGGCGGTGTTGCAGGTATGGCTGCGTTAGCTTCTACGGTGGCACTGGCACAGCCTATGCCTGCGGTAAAAGTGGATAACCGTCCGCTGATTGCCCCAACGCAAATCCAACGACAAACCCCACCGCCTGTTAATCAGTCGGTCAATATCACCGTCAATGCAACCGCAGGACAGAGTGCTGAAGAGATTGTTCGCCTTGTTGCACGGGAACTTGAAAAGCAACAACGCAACGCCCAAGCAAAAGCTCGCAGTCGATATTGGGATAAGTGACCTTGAATGCTTAAAGTGATCTCTTTTGATCTTATTTGACATAGAAAAGGTTATATTTTAGGATATAACCCATTGACAAAATAAGGAAGACCAAATGGAACATTTAAAAAATATCACTAATGGTTTTTGCTCTCTTTTTTCTGCAATTGCTGAACCTAGATCGTATCAACCTATCAGAAATGGTTTTCAGTTAGATAGAGAAAATTTACAATCGGATGTCAATAATGTTATGCAAACGCTAAATCGCAATACACAAAAGGTATATAGACAATATGGCAGCCAAACACGTTAAAGCGCAAGCGAGAGATAGTCGTGGGAATGAAATAGCCATAGCAAGTACAAATTCTGATAGTCCGCTATTACCTGTTGAGCAACTTGAACGATTACATCAATTTCGTCCTGATTTAGTGGATTTTGTAGTAAATGAAACCCAAGAAGAAGCAAAAACAAGACGCAATGAAAACAGAAAAATCAATTTTTATACTTTTATTGAACGTATAATCGGTTTAGTTTTCTCTCTTATCATTGCATTAGTAGGAATACTTGGTGCTATTTACTTAGGTTTAGAAGGTCACGATTGGTTAGCTGGAACACTTGGAACAGTCACAATTGGTACACTTGCTGTAGCGTATTTAAAAAATAAATAACCCTTTATCTTATACTCTAGCCCCGAATTATCGGGGCTTTTGCTTGTAAATTGACAATTTTCTTGTTCAACGTTAGGATCTGACAAGTTCCCTTTATGAAGCGGAGAAAAACAATGATTATTTTACAAGCTCAGCCTATGGCACAAGTGCCGCATAATGCAGTATTTGCAGTGATTGAAACACACCAAAAGCCATTGCGTGAAGTACCAGCACTCAGCCCACAAGAATATAAAGTTTTTGCGAATGTTGAACGTTATGCCCAGCAAATGACAGAAGAAAGTCTAATGCGGGCAATGGGATTGATTAAATAAGTATTAGCTAAACCCAAGCGACTTCGGTCGCTTTTTTGTTACCATCAAATCCACACCCACAACCATTCGCCCTTTGCTCTCACCTTTCGCACAATATCCCCATTTTTAACTGACGGATTTTTATTGTGCATCACGACCACCCACGCCGATTAGATAACTTGCTACGCCTTGGCACCATTGCAGAAGTGGATTATGCCAACGCCACCGCACGAGTGAAAGCAGGCGGTATTACCACCGATTTTCTGCCGTGGATTACCTTGCGTGCTGGCGATGTGCGAACATGGTCGCCTGTTAGCGTAGGTGAGCAAGTTTTAATTCTTGCGGTCAGTGGCGAATTTAACTCGGGGATTATTCTTGCTGGTGTTTATGCCTCCAATGCTCCGAGCCAAAGCAAAGATGAGTTTTCTACTCATTTTCCTGACGGTTGTGTCATTCGCTACAACCACGCAAGCGGTCATTTATCGGTGGAAAATTGCAAAACCGCAACTATTCAAGCTACACAAAGCATTACAGCAGATACACCGTCTTTGACTTGCACAGGTGATGTCACTATTCAAGGCACGCTCACAGTGCAAGGGGCGATCAGTACATCAAGTTCAGTGACGGCAAGCGGTGAAGTGAGTGGTAAAGGCATCAACCTCTCCAGCCATACCCACAGCGGTGTAGAAAGCGGTAGCAAACGAACAGGAACACCATAATGAACCGAAACACAGGCTTAACGATCAGCGATGAAAGCGAGCATATCAAGCAGTCTATTGCTGACATTTTACTGACGGCAAAAGGCTCTCGTGTAATGCGTCGGACTTATGGCAGTAATTTGTATCAGCTTATTGACCGCCCGATTTCCAGTGCCTTACTTCTGCAAATTTCTGCCGCTTGCGTAATGGCGTTAAAAATGTGGGAGCCCCGAATTGATGTGACGGCGTTTAAGGTTGAGATTGCAGACTTAAACCGCCCACATAGTTTAACTGGCACCATTGATGCCACCGTAAAAAGTAGTAACACCAAATTAACGATGACGGATTTAACCTTACGATGAGCCAATTAGTTGATTTATCCAAACTCCCCGCCCCTGATGTCATTGAAGAGCTTGACTACGAAACCTTATTGGCTGAACGCAAAGCCAAGTTTCTGTCGCTTTACCCTGAAAGCGAACGTGCCTTTTGGCAAGCACGGTTAGCGTTGGAGTCGGAGCCGATTACGAAGTTGTTGGAAGAAAACTGTTATTTGCAGTTACTTGAACGCCAACGAATTAACAATGCCGCAAAAGCCACAATGTTAGCTTATGCAACAGGAACAGACTTAGATGTGATCGCTGCAAATTTTAATGTGCAGCGAATGATTGTACAGGAAGCGGATTTACAAGCTAACCCGCCGATACTCGAAATCAAAGAAAGTGATGAAGATTTACGTTTAAGAGCTCAATTGGCATTTGAAGGCTTATCTGTGGCTGGTCCACGTTCTGCTTATGTATTCCACGCCCTTTCGGCTCATCCTGAAGTCGGCGATGTTTCTGTGGTTTCACCACAACCAGCCTATGTAACCGTGACAATCCTTTCCCGTTTAGGCAAAGGCATACCTAGCCAAGCGGTATTACAAGCGGTTGAAGCAAGGCTAAATGATGACAATGTTCGCCCGATTGCAGATAGAGTTACAGTACAGGCTGCTACTATTCAGGATTATCAAATCAGAGCCAAATTACATATGTTTCGTGGTCCTGAATATGAACCGATTAAACAAGAAGCACAAAAACGTTTGGAAAAATACGCCTTAGAGCGCCGTCGATTAGGGCGAGATATTACCTTATCAGGTATTTATTCTGCATTGCATATTCAAGGAGTTCAACGGGTCGAATTATTAGAGCCACGAACAGATCTGATTTTGCCCAATAATAAAGCAGGGTTTTGTACACAAATTAGCTTAGAAATGGCGGTTTCTGATGATTATTAATCACGCCCCACTTTTACCAAATGGAGCGACTACGCTTGAAAAACGAGCAGCAGAATGTTTACAACAAGCGGTCAGAAATCCGATTGTGATTGCAGATTTAATCAATCCCGAACGTTGTCCAGAACCATTATTGCCTTATCTAGCGTGGGCATTTTCAGTCGATAAATGGGACGAGCAATGGAGCGAAGAAGTCAAACGTATTGCAATTAAAAATGCGTTCCTGATCCATAAACAAAAAGGCACATTAACCGCTATTAGACGTGTCGTAGAGCCTATTGGCTATTTGCTCGAAGTGAAAGAGTGGTGGCAAGAAACACCAATGGGAACGGCAGGGACGTTTAAGCTGACCGTTGAAGTGAGCGAAACAGGGTTAAATGAACAAACTTACAATGAACTTGTACGATTAGTCGATGATGTGAAGCCTGTTTCACGCCATTTAACTCTTGCAATTGCTGTTACACCAACGGGCGAAATGAATGTATTTATTGGACAAAATAGCGGTGAGACGATCACCGTTTATCCACAATAGGAAACACTATGGCAAAAACCTATTACTCCGTTTTAACCACCTACGGTTCACAACTTTTTGCAAATGCGATGACAAATCGCCAAGCAGTGAACATTACCCATTTTGCCGTTGGTGATGGCAATGGGCGAGCTGTACAGCCTGATTCTACTCGCACATCACTTGTGAGAGAAGTCCACAAAGCGAGTATCAGTGCAGTCAGTCGAGATCCGAGAAACAATCGCCAAGTCATTTTTGAGCTAACCTTACCTGAAAATATCGGTGGCTTTTGGATTCGTGAAATGGGGATTTTTGATAATGCTGGGCGATTGGTTGCGATTGCTAACTGCCCCGATACCTATAAACCACGATTAGAAGAAGGTAGTGGCAAAATTCAAGTGTTGCGAATGATTTTATTAGTGAGTTCGTCGGACGCTGTCACGTTAAAGGTTGATGATACAGTGATTTTTGTGACACGGGGACAGTTTACCCCAAAAACCATCACCGCAAATAGTATCAATGGTTTTGATGACACAGGACATTCTCACGCAATTGACACGGCAACCACATCTCGCAAAGGAATTACCCAACTCACCAACGACACAGGACTAGATTCTGAAGTATTGGCATTAACCGCAAAAGCAGGTAAATCCATTGCTCAGTCTGTGGCACAGTTGCAACTTAGTACAACCAATGCGCTAAATCAAAAAGTCAATAAAACCGACATCAGTAACGCTGTCAATTCAACATCTCAAACTACGGTAGCTTCTTCACAAGCGGTAAAAACGGCTTATGATTTAGCTAATAGCAAATACACAGCTCAAGATGCCAGCCCAACCCAAAAAGGCTTAGTTCAACTCGCCAATAACCTAACCACCGATGATGGCACAAAGGCGTTGACGGCGGCGCAGGGCAAAGCCCTCAAAGACAAGATTGATGAGATTGAGATTGGTGGGCGGAATTTAATTAAAAATTCTCGGCTGCTAAACGGCACCAATCACTGGACTGTAATAGGGGGACAAGACCTAAGGAATGGCATCGCAGTTTTAAAAAGTTTAGATACATCAACGGAATGGTGGTGGAGGCAAAGTTTTAATCTGCCCGAGAAGCAATATACATTTAGCGCTGAGGTCAAACCCGAAAGAACTGCGTTTTATATCCATCTACAGAATGGGGAGAGATGGCTTAATTTTTATGCAAGAAATTTGACTCCTGGCGTATGGCAAAAAATATCGATTACATTTGTAAGTGCAGTAAGGCAAATTACGTTTGTTAACCCAGGCGAAGGACTTGTCGAATTGCAAAATCCTATGCTTGTCGAAGGTAATCGAGCTATGACTTGGGCTCCAGCCCCAGAAGACGCAGAAGATTACAACCGTCAAAACTACGTCGCCAAATCTGGCGATACGATGACTGGCATACTCAATATCAACCACGCCGCCTCTTATCTAAGAGGCAAAAACAACGGCGTTGATGATTGGTTTGTCGGACGAGTTAGGGATAATGACAACGACGTGGCGCTTGTGTCATATCAATACAGTACCGGCGTCCACCTCAAGGCGGACAGAGTTGAGAGCAACAAGCCCATCTATCATGGAGCGAATAAAGTCTTTGACGAGGGCAACCTGCTCCCCGTCAAGCAAATCAACTTGCGGTCTCATATCCCTAATACTCAAATTGAGTACCAAAACGCCACGCCCACAGAGTTGCCTATGGGTAGCTATATAGGATTTACAACCAATGCGCAGCTAAGTGGCAATGGCGTATTCAGCGGGTGGGGTTTTGTTAGCAAAACAGATAATACCCAAGCCTTTCGCCAAGCTGTAAACTTTGATAGGCATTTTGCCCAATGGGGCAACAATGCCAGTGGCTGGGGGAGCGTGCATGAGTACTTTATGCTCCGCCCACAATTAGGAGCAAGCAACCTCAATGACGTCACTATGTGTGGCGTGTACTCCCAAGTGGCAAATGTCAACGCTCAGCCTAACCTCAACTACCCTGCACAAGAGGCGGGGACGTTGCTGGTTACGCCATCTGCGTATGGTTGTCAGCAAGAGTACACAACCTTTTACAGCAATAAAAAATTTGTGAGAGGCAGAGAAGGCAACAGATGGCTGCCGTGGAAGCAGATTGACGGAGCGGATTGGAGTGAAGTGAGAAATAAGCCAACGACCGCATCAGGTTTAGGTATTAATGATTTTGATAATAGAGTGACAGCGTTATTTACTTATCAAAAAATCGGCAACTTCGAAATCCGCAAATACCCTGATGGGACGATGATTCAAACCTATTTTTATGATGTAAATGATTTGAAAGAGTGGATAGAAAAGCAATTTACTTGGGCTGTCGCTTTTGCTGATAAACCTATGGTGATACCTAAAGTGGAGCACACCTATGGTATAAACAGCGATGTTGGTAGTGCTATTATGAGAAAAAGCACCAATGCTGTTTGTTATTATAAATTATATGAACACAACAGTGAGAATCAAGGTGACTGTCGAGTTCAATTTTTAGGTGTTGGTCGCTGGAAATAGGAGAATACAATGGCAATTTTTTATAAAGATGGTTTTTATAACAACGACCACGGCGGTTTTGCACCTGAAGGGGCTTGTGAAATTTCGGAAGAAACCTACCGCTTGTTACTTGAAGGACAAGCTCAAGGTAAGCTAATCGTTGCTGATGATGAAGGGCTTCCGATTTTAGTTGAACCAGCGCCGATGCCTATTGAAGAACAACGCCAACAAACCCGTAATGCCATCAACGCTCTGCGAGACAAAAAAATCAACGGCGGTGTTTATGTGCCTGCTATCGACAAGTGGATTGATACCGATGCCACCGCTGAACGCAATATCTTGTCTGTCAAAGCCACATTTGACTTATTCGGCGACCAAGAAATTCCGTGGACGTTCGCCGATAATTCGGTGGCGATGATTAATAAAGAAAAATTGTTAGTCATTTGGCAGGTGTTAATGGAAGCCAAAACGAACAATCACGCTAACGCCTTGAAGCATAAAGCGATGATGGAGCAAGTAGAAAATCCACTTGAATATGATTATTCGAGTGGGTGGACGCAGACTTATGAGGAGTTTGTAAATGAACAAATCTAAATTGCTATTGTGGTTGTATCACGTTGTGATTGCCATTGACCAACTATTTAACGCCCTAACAGGCGGTGCGGCAGATGAAACCTTTTCAAGCCGTTGCTACCGTGGGGCGATACTTGCCGAGAAGCCACGCAAGCGGTGGCGTTTTTGGTTTGCTTTTGTCAATGGGCTGTTTTTTGATAAACAGCATTGCCAAACCGCCTACGAAAGCGAAGTTAAACGCAAGCAATATCCCCCAGAGTTTAGCAAAATCCGCTGATTGTTATCCCCAAATCCACACTTCCAACCGCTCGCTTCAGGGCGGTTTTCTTTTCACAATAGCCTTCAATTTATCCCCTTTTATTTAAACAGAAGGATTTTCTATGGACTATCTACACGGTGTTCGAGTACTGGAAATCAACGAAGGTACACGCCCAATTCGAACCATTGCCACCGCAATTATCGGAATGGTGTGTACTGCCGATGATGCCGACAGTGCAACTTTCCCCCTCAATAAACCTGTTTTAATTACCGATCCTGTCGCTGCAATTGGCAAAGCTGGCACACAAGGCACATTGGCACGCAGTCTTGACGCTATCGGTGATTCCGTTAAAACCCCTGTGATTGTGGTGCGTGTTGCCCACGATGAAAACGCCGATACACTCACCGCAAATGTGATTGGTACAGTGACCGATCAAGGCGAATACACAGGCTTAAAAGCCTTGCTGGTGGCAAATACCGTATGCGGTTTTAAACCACGCATCTTAGGCGTGCCTGAATTGGATAGACAAGCGGTGGCAACGGAGCTTGCCAGTATCTGTAAAAAATTGCGTGCTTTTGGCTATATCAGCTCAAACGGCGCGAAAACCCGTGATGCGGCTATTCAATATGCCCGCAATTTCGGACAACGTGAATTGATGATGATCCACGGTGATTTTGTTTCTTTTGACACTGCAACAAAATCCTACAAACCGAACTCTGCCGTTGCTCGTGCATTGGGCTTGCGTGCCTTGTTAGATAAAACCGTCGGCTGGCACAAAAACCTGTCTAACGTAGTAATTGATGGGGTGACGGGTGTCACTATCCCGATGTCTTTTGATATTCAAGATTCAAGCACTGACGTGAATATGCTCAATGAGAAAAACATTTCCGTGCCAATCAACTTCAACGGCTATCGCATTTGGGGCGGTCGCACCTTATCAAGCGATAAACTTTTTGCTTTTGAGCAGTACACCCGAACCGCTCAGATTATTGCGGACACCTTCGGCGAAGCGTTCGACTGGGCGATTGATAAACCGCTTACACCAAGTTTGGTGAAAGATATGCTGGAAATGATCAACCAAAAATTCCGTTACTGGAAAAATTTAGGTTATATCGTGGACGGCTCGGCTTGGGTCGATGCCGATATTAACACCAAAGACATTATCAAAGATGGTCAGTTCTTTATTGATTATGACTATACCCCGATGCCGTCGTTGGAAAACCTGAATTTACGTCAGCGTATTACCGACAAATACTTGATGGACTTTGCAGCGAAAGTGGCTGCGGCATAAAAATCCCCCCTAGCCCCCCTTTTTCAAAGGGGGGAATGTTGAATAAGGAAAAAATATGGCTTTACCACGATTATTAAAATTGATGAACGTCTTCAATAACGGTTTTGGTTATGAAGGCGTAGCAGAAGAAGTCGAATTGCCGAAATTGACGATGAAGCAAGAAGGTTTCCGCACAGGCGGTATGTTGGGCGAAGTGTCGGCAAATCAAGGCTTAGAAAAATTAGAAATAACCCACAAATACGCGGGCATTGTGCCAGAGTTATTCAAAGGGTTTGCCACAGATACCATTGACAGCGAATTAATTCGTTTTGCGGGTAGCTATCAACGTGACGACACAGGCGAGATTACCGCCGTTGAAGTGTTGGTGCGTGGTCGCCACACAGAGTTAGACGGTGGCAGTAGCAAAACAGGGGAAAAAACCGAAACTACGATTAAATCGGCACTTTCCTACTACAAGCTAACGGTGGACGGCAAGGAATTGATTGAGATTGATTTAATCAATTCGGTGTTCAAAGTGGACGGCAAAGATCGTTATGCACAACACCGTGCGGCGATTGGGCTTTAATATCTAAGATGAAAACGGACACACGCAGTGTGTCCCTACAAGGAAAAAACAATGAAAAAGAAAACTGATCCAAATGTGACAACAGTCAAATTAAAAGCAGGCATTGTGCGTGGTGAACAGACCATTACCGAAATTCAGGTGCGTAAGCCAAACATTCAGGCACTCAAAGGCTTGAAGTTGCTCGATTTAATGCAGTCGGATGTAAACAGCATCATCACTTTACTGCCTCGTATCACTCAGCCAATGTTGCACAAAGCCGACATTGACCGCTTAGATGTGGCTGATTTTACTAAACTCACTGGGGCTGTCTTTGAAGTGATGAACTTGAATGAAGATGACATCGAAAGTGACGAAGAGGGAAAGTCCGACTCATCCCTTATTGCGTAGAAGATGCCATTGCTGACATCGCTATTGTGTTCCATTGGCAACCCAATGCCTTTGACGATATGTATCTTGATGAATTAATGCAATGGCGAGAGCAAGCACGAAAACGGACAGAAACCAACGAAGAATAAGACAAGCGGTCGGATAACGAGAAAAATTTGCAAAAAAATCTCAATATCTGACCGCTTGTTATATTAAGGAAATTAAATGCTCCAAAACTCCGCTATGATGTGCCTTGGGTTGTTTGTTTTTATGCGACAAACCGTACCCTACCAAGAAACCAGCCGAGAATTATCGTGGAACCACCCGACAAACAGTGTCGTGGGGAAATTGCCACGCACGCAGTTTACAGGCAAAGCCAGCGAAACGATGACGATTAGCGGAACATTAATCCCCGAACTGACAGGCGGTCGATTAAGTTTAACGGCGTTGGAATTAATGGCAGAGCAAGGCAAACCCTATCCGTTAATTGATGGGGCAACGTTTATGGTGTTGGGCTGGTTTGTGATTGAAAATATCAGCGTGCAAAGTAGCCTTTTCTTTGGTGACGGTGCGCCACGTCGCCTTGATTTTTCCCTTTCGCTAAAACGGGTCGATGACTCAATGATGACCGAAATCAGCGACGACATTATGAGCTTACTATGAATTTACTTGATAGATTAAAGCAAAACGGTCACCGTATTCCTGCCTTTCATCTTACCGTTCGACCAAATCCGAAAAAATCCACAGGCGGAACGAAAGACATCACTACTCTACTCTCTCAACGCTTGATGAATTTAACCCTGACGGACAGTCGGGGCTTTGAAGCCGATCAGCTCGATTTTACCTTAGACGATACCGACGGCTTGTTGGAACTGCCGAGCCGTGGAGCGATTTTATCTCTTGGGCTAGGTTGGAAAGATGAAGCCTTGACCTTTAAGGGTGAATACACCGTGGACGAAGTAGAGCATTCAGGCGCTCCCGACTGTGTCACCATTCGGGCAAGGTCGGCGGACTTGCGTGGCAGTTTAATGAACCGACACGAGCGAAGTTTTCACAAAACCACGCTAGGCAAAATCGTGCAACAGATTGCCGACGAAAACCAACTACAAGCGATGGTGGGCGATGAGTACAAAAACCTTGAGATTAAGCATATTGACCAAACGGACGAAAGCTCAATCAGCTTTTTAACTCGCCTTGCCGAAGAACACGATGCGATAGCCACCGTTAAAAATGGCCGATTATTGTTTATTAAATCGGGCAAATCCACCACTGCAAGCGGTCAGAAACTGCCTGAATTTATCCTCACCCGACAAGATGGCGACAGTCACCGCTTTGCCATTGCTGAAGGGGATAACTACAAAGCGGTTAAAGCCTACTGGCACGACACCGCAACGGGCAAGCGTGGAGAAGTGATTATTGATGAAAATACCGAAGTGAAGAAGGTCAATAAAACCACCAAGAAAGGCAAAATCAGCAAAAAGCAGACCACCGTTATTCAGCAAAATAAGCCAGTGGAAAGCGACAATGACCAAATTAAAACCCTACGTCATACCTACGCTACACAGCAAACCGCATTGAATGCTTGTAAACGCCACTTTGAAAAACTGCAACGTGGCGTGGCGACCTTTAGCCTAAACCTTGCGGAAGGTAATGCGGAGCTAATCCCCGAAACGACAGTAAACGTGGTGGGCTTTAAAGCCGAGATTGACTCAAATGCGTGGATAGTGACGCAAGTTACTCATTCGATTTCTGAGAACAGCGGATTTACTACGGCGATTGAGTGTGAGTTGAAGGTGGGGAAGAATAAAGCCCACTAGGGGTGGGCTTTGTTTTAGCGGATAGACTCTTTTAATTTCTCAAATAAATTTTTTGGTGATAATGCCGATTTTAAAAAATGTTTTGCTCCATGTAGCGACTTTTTAAGCCGTATCTTTTTAATATCCGTATCAACATTTATTGCTTGTGTCATAAATAACGTAAATTCAACTTCAGTCAAGACATTAATATTTCTTTCACTATGATGATCACAAATAAATTCAATATATTGCGTTCTTGTAGCAATTTCTTTTTCAAGAAAAGTATAAATATCTTGCTCACTCAACTCTTCCATATAATTATTTTTGAGAAGTTTCGTCAAAAATATCATTGTAAGATGATGTTTCTTTTCGTTTTCGCCTAATTCAGCATTAAATAGGGCTTTTATGTTTTCCATATATCCTCCACAATAAATATGCAATAGGATATTCTTTGGAAAAGGTTTTAACAACCTAATCTATTTGTGAATCTGTGGTTGATTGAACGGCTTTGTAAAAAGCACGACCAAAATCAGTTATCATCAAAACACCATATTCTAATTCCAAACTCTCACCGTCTCTTAGTATTTGTTCAAATTGTTGATATTCAGGACGATTTCTAAAGGCTGTTTCATAATCTACACCAACGACACTCTTTCCATATTCTACTGTAACAAGTTGTAAGCGAATTAAATTGTCAATAATAATTGGTAAATCTTGTTCAATATATGGTTCATTTGTTCCTGCATAGGTGAAACTAAGCAAATTCCTATATACATATGTAAACTGTTGTTCTTCTCTATAAAAAAGGATAGAGCAAATGGCAATCTCAGAATCGAATAAATAAGGAAATAACATTTTTAATAATGAAGCGTCTTTACTTGATAATTGCTTTAATATTTCAACAAAAGAAGGATGAACATTCTTTGTTCTATCAACTGTATTCGCAATTAAGTTTTCAAATAATTCGGCTAAATCAGGTTCTTGTTCCGTATATAAATATGCTTCAGTAGCATTTGCAAGTGTTGGTAAAGATTGAATTTTAATTTCTTGATCAACAACTCTCTGAATTTTGGTACTCAATCGCTGTTTTTGGTTATCTGAAAAATTTAATAATGTTTCATTAATTTTCTTTCCTGCATAACCAAATGCTTTTAAAGGGGCGGATAAAGTAGAGAAGATAGCATTGTTTATCAAAGCTTTATCATTTTCTATTTTTGTTTGCAAAAGTTTAGTGTCCGTTGCAATATTTGCTGCTTGTTGTAAACGAATATCTTGATCTTCACGCATTGACTTAATTTCAGAAATACTTTCTGTTTTAGGTTCAGTGGCTTTTACCGTTGTAGCTAAAATATCAATTTGTTCTTTCATTTTATTCACCTGTGTATTCAATTTTTCCATATTACCCAAACACCCTTTTCAATATTTCCCCAATTTTACTCTTAGTCTGTTTTGTTTCTTGTTGAAATAACGCCACTCTATTTTTCTCGACGGCTAAATCCATTTCTAGTTTGGTGACTTTGGATTTTTCTTCAGAAAGGGAAAGACGGTGGTTTTCTTTTTCTTGGTAAAAGGAGAACAGGATATTTTTAATTTCGTAGAATTTAAGAAATTCTTCATCGTTAAATTTTATAAACATAAAATCGCCACGCATTTGTGTGCAAATGTCTTGAAGGGCTTTGAAAAATTGTGGATCGGTGGATTTAAACCCCATTAGTTCTTTGGTGAGTTTTTTTCTATCCAAAGGCGAAATAAAATGTTGGTGAATTTCGACTTTGGTTTGTGAATCAATTTTCACGCCATTTGCCATACCTACGGAACCGCTAAAATATTGGTGGCTAACATCGCCCATATTTACTCCTTGGCTAAATAGTTATTTAATTCTTTTGATCTTTGTCGCTCTCGTTACTTTCTTCATTTTCTGAATCATTTAAGAGATTTTGAATAGTTTGTTTCGATTTTTTACTCTGTTTTTTCCCACCTTTGCCACAAACATTTTCACAAGGCACACCATCGCCATCACGGTCTAACCGTACAAGACCACAGATTTTAAGATGATAATAGGCTTCATCACAGTTCACCATTTCTTTACAGTATCTTTTATCGCAATCGTATTCTTGGCAAGACTGGGGAATGTAAAGAAAGCAGAACAAACAAATAAAAATACTTTAAACTTTTTCATAACATTCCCCCTTATTCGCTTTTATTGTTTGCAATAGGCTTGACCGAGTACTACCCATTCACCTGTGCTAACCAATTTTTTAATATCAATGACGTGAACAAAAACGCCAGTATCTTTAAAGCCGTTTTCATATAGAACAAGACAAACATACCCAGCATAACCATCTCGTCTTGTGCCGTCATCAAACACACCTACTTTAAAGGTGGTTGGCGTTGTCCAAATCGCATCTTTCACTTTCGGCTCTTCATCACTTAAGAAAATTTGTTTTACTTTTTCTCTCTGAGCGTCCAAATTGTCTGCTGAAGCTGAAAATGTCAGAAATAATGCACTTAATAACACAAATAATTTTTTCATTTTGGTTCTCCTATTCATTAAAATTTACAGGTTCTTGTTTAATTTTTTTATACGATAGATAACTTAATCCACCCATATTTTTAAATACTTTTAACTCCAATGTAATACCATCAATAACTTTCTTCACTTTGATAGTTTCTTCTTTTTTCATTCTTTTACCTGCAATATCAATCATTGCATTAATTTCTTTAAAGGCTTTATCAGGGTCTGGCATTACTAAGACTGTTGTAGCAAGACCAGCTAAAGTATGCAGAATAATATCATTGTCGTTTACCATTCCAAATTGAAGTGATACCGTTTCTATTTTTTCCCAATCATTACCAACTGCTTCAATAGATACAACTTTATTTAATGGAATTGTATAAGCATTTTTGCCTGACTCTAATTTTCTAATATCAAAGTCGCCATTCATTCCAATTTCTCTTAATTTGGTTTGAATAGTCAATAAATTAAAGTTTAACGGATCAATTACATCTTGCATTGGAATTTCAATTTTTCCAGTCGAAAGAGCTTTTATAATATTTGTAGCGTAAGGGCTATTATAAAATTTACTTGATAAGTTCGATGAAGAATAACCTAGCACTACATATTGATTTTGTTTATCAAAACTAACTAAATCATTAAAATCTTTTGCAGGGCTAAAAGTCTGTAATACGTTTAGGGCTTTTTCTCTTGTTGCCTTAATTTTGGTGTGATATTTTTTAGGAAGTGGCTTATTTGTTTGAACATCAATAGGCACTACTTCTAAAGTAATTTCATCAGTTAAAGTGTTGGTAAATATTCTGTAAAGTGCAGAGAGAAATTCATATCGACTATCTTTTAATGTGATTTCTTCATCTGATTTTGCAATAGTTGGATGTAGCAATATATGCAATGGTTTTTCAGAAACCAGTTTTATATTTTTGTCTTCAACATCATATAAGCTAAGCGCAGAAAACATATCTAAAACATTGTTGAAAATAACTGTTCCTTTTTCATTTTTAGAAAATGGCACGTCTTTAATCATATTTTCGGGCAATATTGCCTTTATGTCGGGATCAGATTTTATGGACTCAGTTTGTTGAGATGTATTTGCGTTTGTTTCAGTACTTGCTGATTGCGGGGTATCATCACAAGCTGAGAGAGTTAAGCCTAAAAATGAAAGCATTAGTAGTTTTTTCATAACATTTCCTATTTTTTTATCCCTATAACTTCCCCAACATCACCACTAAACACTTGCTGGTTATTGCCTGTACCGTTAGCAGTTTGATGAATTTCGTTTAACCCATTTGAATTTTTTAAGAGTTCTCCGAACCCACCTTTTATCAAACCTTGAGCTAGAGCAGTCATATAACTAATAGCTTCTACTTTTTGTTCTGATGTTAATGAATGAAACGCAACCATCGCAACTTCTTCATACCCTTTTAAAAGAACTTTGTTATGGCTACCCGTGAATAAAAAACCAATATCCCCACCAATTTCAGCAAACCCTTGCAAAAATTTAGCATCAGGTTTTCTTTTTCCTAGTTCATAGTTCGAATATGTAGTTGGAGTTACACCGCATTTTTCAGCCATTTCTACTTGCGTCATCAGCAATCTTTGACGTTCACTTTTAAGTCTTTCATTAATTTTTTCAAAAAACTCAACATTCATTTATAAAAATCTCTTGCAATCTCAACAGTTGTTGAGATAAAATACATCACAACAAAACGAAACCGATCAAAATGGATCGTTTTAATAAAATGAGCTAACAATATCAATAAACACAAGGGGTGTCTAGATGGAAAAAGGTGATCTCAGTCACAAAACTGGGAGAAAAATCCGCCCGACGCGTGAAGTGTCTGTGGCGTTTCATATGACGTTAAACGAGGAAGAAGGCATTGCCTTTGAGAAAGAGCGTGAACGTTTGGGGCTCGCCACTAAGGCAGCATTGGGGCGGATGTTAATCCGTCAGGGATTGGGGTTGGCTGTTTGATGAAAGAAGCCTTAAAGGCAAGGGAGGATAAGGGGAATGGGTGAGTGGGCGAAAGGCTTTATTTGGGTTTATTGCTTTTTATCTTACCTTATTCTCGCACCTACAGAACCATTATGGGTTGGTATCGTTTGGGGAATTGTCGGTGCGATTGTGATGATGATTATTCAGCGTTTATTTTGGGGCTAAGCAATCGTGGAAGTGAGGTTGCTCCGATAGCAAAAAATAGGCTTTTTACTAATAGATATTGTCGAATTGCACTTGCTTCATCAGTTGCAAAGTTAAAGCCGAGTTGTTGCAGTTCAGATTGTGAAAAGCTCCCGAGAGCCAATGCCATTACACAAAGCGAAACAAGGTAATACCACAATGGCGAAAATGGTACTGAATTACTATGTTTTCGAACTAAGCGATAGATGAGTTCTAAAATGATTGTGATGATAACCAAAATGAGCATTTGCAACAGGAATGTTAAATCAGAAGTCAGGATATAGCGGTTAAATAACCAAATGATAAGGAAAGCAGTTAAATAACCTGCAAGATCAATAAAATTCGATTTCATATTTAAACTCCTTTTTTGAGTGAATGGAAATGGAATTATAAACAAAGGCAAATTTTGAAAGCAATTAATGTGTTTAACACGAGGAGAAAAGGAAATGGGTGAGAAAGATTGTTTAATGTTCAGCCGTAGCATTTTGGACTTAGCCAAAATGCACGGCGTGCAGTGTGCGGAAAAAGTATTGAATAGTTTAGACACTACGGCTTCAAATGCTGAGCAAGAGCCGTCGTTATCGCAGAGTGCAAAATCTGCTGGTTCTGTTGTAGTAAATTTACATATTCACGTTCCAGCGTTGCATCTTCAGGTAGGGTCTCAAGATGAGCATTTATTTGCGAAAGCTGTTCAGAAAGAGATTGAGAGATTGACGTTAGCGATGTCGAAAAATCTTCGAACTTCGTTGAAATAATGAATTTAGCAATCGATGTGGTGTACTGGTTTTGCTGGTAAAGCAGTTCAGAGAGCAGTGCAAGGCGTGTTTCTAGTTTTGCAAGTCGAGTTTCAATTGTCATAGTAAGTTCCTTTTTTGAGTGAATGGGAATGAGATTATAAACAAAGGCAAATTTTGAGATCAATTGATGTGTTTAATACGAGGGAAAGATGAAGCTGAGTGAAGAGACAAAAGGTGATATTTTGGCTGGTCATTCATATTTGAGCTTGTATCTGCTTTTTATTGAATCTCCAGACGGCTACGAACATTGGATTTTTTTAGCGTTGCTCATTAGCCGTTGGTTTTTGTTGGTTTGGTTATACCCTGAACAGTCTAGGAACGATAGTCACACTCACAACAAAAAAGATGAACTTTAACCAAAAATATTGCGAAATGGCTTGGATTTCATCTGTTGCAAAGTTAAAGCCGAGTTGTTGAAGCTCTGTTTGTGAAAAGCTACTAAGGGTAATCGCTACGATACATAAAAGCCTAAGAAACTCTTTAAGCGCTGATACAGGGACTTGTTCAATATGGCGTTTGGTGTATCGGTAGATAAGCTCAAAAGACACAACAAGTAAGCACAGTAGGCGGATTTGCCAATCAAATGTGAACTCTGGTGTAAGTACGTTGTGGTAGTAAAGGAAAGAAGCGCTAAACACAATAGCGTAACCTGATATGTTGATGAGATTAGATTTCATATCGAATTCCTTTTTTGAGTGAATGGAAATGGGATTATAAACAAAGGCAAATTTTGAGATCAATTGAAAAAAGGGTGGGGAAAATGATTAAAACTTTAAATGTAAAACGAACATTTGAAGCCCGTTTTTGGTTAGAAGAATATGAAGACGGCAAACGCATTGCGGTAATTCAAATAGACCAATTTGAAGGTGAGTTAAACACCGCAGAAGATATGGCAAAAGAACTCTTAAATGCCGATTTTGCCGATCAGGTTTGCTTAAATGTCAGTCGGAAATTTAAAAAGGCGGAAGTAGCCCAAACGGCTCCAGTTGGTAGTGGTAATGTGCAAGGCTATACGGGAAATCCCTTTTATCCGATATTGAGAAAGTACCTAATGGGATTATAAACAAAGGCAAATTTTGAGATCAATTGATGTGTTAATACGAGGAGAAAAGGGAATGTGTGAGAAAGTTAAATGCCCTGTGAGTGCAGGGCTTGCAGAATGGGCGGATATTGGCAGTTTTAGCGAGTATTTACGCTTTCGAAAAAGTTCAGCAAATGACCGTGGAGCGTTTCCAAATCGTCAAGGAGAAAATCATCGTCTGTCTGCTCAATTAATTGAGAGATGTAAGTTGCGTAGCCTTGCAAAGCGTCAATCTGTGATGGTTCGACAAGTTTCTGAAACTCGTCAATCAGCTGAAAATAGCGAGTGCGTAGGGTGTTAAATGTTGCTTCGTCCTTAGTTTGTAGAGCCGTTTCTAAGGCTTGAAAGGTAAGCGGTAATTTGCGTGGGTCGAACTGCAAGCGACTTTTTAAGGTTTTAAGTTGGTCTTTGGTAAGTTGTGCAACAATCGCTTCTGCAAATTTTCGCTCTGGATTAAGCATTGAAATATTTTCAAATTGTGTTGGGTTCATTCTGATTTCCTTTTTTGAGTGAATGGAAATTGAATTATAAACAAAGGTAGGTGATATCAGCAAAATATAACCAAAAACAAACCGCTTGCATATTGGGGAATGTGCAAGGGGAAAACTGAGTTGAAAACGTGGGGCCGTTGGGGAACGGCAGAAAAAAGTGGAAAAAGGATATCGCCGAAAGGCAGGGGAATAAATGGCAAATTTAGATCATCGTTGCGTAAATTGTGGCAGTAGTAATTTACGGGTTAGAACATCGGAAAAAATCGGCTTGTTGCTGATTGATGCAAAGATTTTCTGCAATAGTTGTGGCTCTGAACATCATGTGCAAAGTCAGATTATTCGAGTGAGAACACCAACCTATCACGAGCGACCAGAAGCGTTGCGTATCAATAAGCCGTTATTGCAAGTTGACACGAATACACCAGATTTATTTAACGGTGTGGTGGAAGACGCAAAGACGGAATAAAACCTAAAACATAGTGTAAAAAATCGCCTTTTTATTAAAGGGCTGGTTTTTTGCACCCTGAAAACAGGAGTTTGAACAATGAGTAAACAATTTAGACGTAATCAACGCTGGCGTATGAACAGACAGATGAAAGACCGCCGTCGGTTAAATCTGTTTTTGGTGGAAAAACGTGTGCGTCATTTGGAAGGTCGTCAGGAAGTGGTGACGCTGGATTTAGAGAATACCCACGATTTATTGACGGCGCTAGAAACAAAGGTGGCAACGTTGGTGGCTGAGAAGAAAGCCCGTGAGCAAGCAGAGAAAGAGTTGCAATGGGTTGCCTATCCAAAACCGAAAAGCCTTGTTTGTCGTTTGTGGCAGTGGTTGCTTGGGGTGTTGTGTAGTAAGGGTAATCCGTAGGGGTGAACGATGACACGGTCAGAATGGGAGGCTTATCTCAAAGCTCAAGAAGCGGAAGGGGTAAAGCAGGTGCAAAATTTGAAAGCTAAAGGGTTGAAGGGTTGGGCGTTGATCGATCAGTTTGTTGCTGGTCGAGTATTAGCCAGCCAAATTTGCCCTGAGAAACCTGAGCTGAACCGTGTCGATAGAGCTTTTTTAAGTCTGGATTATCTGCAACGAAGACGTTTATTAGGTATGGCAAATTTACTTGCACAAGAGCAAGGGCAATCCGTGGAAATCAATGCAAATAAGCCTCTTGATGAATTTAAACAAGCGGAACGTGCGTGGATTGGCTGTGCTTTGCGAGAAATGCGAGAGATTAGCAGTAAATTCGGGCAGAACCTGAAATTTTATGAGTTCCACGAAACAGCAAAACGGAAGGGAAATTATGAATAGCGAGCAACAATTTTATGATTTATAAAAAATCTATTGGCAGGTGTACAAGCAATATGGGCAAGCGACAACGGAGCAAGCTAGGCAAACACAGTGGGGTAACCTACGAAGATTATTCGATATCGGGCTGGAAATGAGAGAAAACAGTTATGGCAACATCAATCATCACATTAGATCAGTATTGCATTGAGCAACGTAGCCAAGGCGAGCAAACCGAATATGTGTTGTGGAAAGGTGATGCCTTTATCGCCAAAGCCGATAACGTGACCTATGTGTTAGATGCGTTACTTGATGACTTTAAGGCGTTACGCCAAACCACGATGCAACGGGTTAATAACCCAAAAATTAAAATTACGATGGCGATTCGATAGGAGATAAACAATGAACCGCAAAATTATTTTTAGCCTGAATAGTAGTGAGCAATTCGAAATTCAGCACACGGTAACAAATGGCTATCGTGTTTTTAGATTAACCGAACACGGCAAGATTAGCCAAATTGGCGATTTATATCGTAATGCCACTGAGCTTACTGAAGGTTTGGTGCAGTTGGCGATTTTTAGTGGTGAGGAAGATGGCACGCTGGCAGATGTTTCCAATGCGATTCAGTCTGTCGCTGATACGATTAAAGAATACTGCACGTTGAATGCGGGTTATGACTGTTAGTGTTGGGCAGTATCGCACCTTTTACCCTCGTTTCATTTATGGTAAGCGGTGCTATAGCCTCGAATATCGGCAAATTAGTCGTACCTTTGATTTGTATCGCAATGGTCGGTTATTAGGGAAATATATCCATAGTGAATTTTGTCCTACTTGCTGTTATTAGAAATATCACGGGATACAAGGGCGATGAGGTTCCTGAAAAATATCGTCCTTTATTGCAACAAGTTGAGAAAGGTTTTTCTCTTTGCTACCAAGGGTTAGTAGATGAATAAGGAAAATTGGATTTTATCAGACAGTGAACAGGCGGAAATTTTTCCGCCTATTGTCGTTGCTGAACAAGCTCCCTCCTTTGTCCATTTTCCTTATTCATCTGTTACTTCATCATCAGTTGTTCGTAAAAAACCTCACGATTTACACCGCTTGTCTATGGTGCAACAAGATCTATTTGAGCTTGATCCCGATCATCATTATGAACGTCAAGCACAGTTCGATAAATTGCCCCGTCAGTTGAGCGATTATTTAGGCGAGTTATATCAAAAACGTTTGAAAGCCTATGGTTCTAACTATGCAAGTCAATGGTTCAAACAGAAAATGGCTGAGGTCTTACCTCGAGTGAAAATGGTGATGTCGCAATATGCGGACGTGCTGAGATTGTGGCATTTACCTTATCAAGATTTAAGTTTTCTTGATGGGATAGATATGCCAGAAAACGATGAAAAATACTGGAAAGCTATTCCGAAAGAGGAAACAAATGAGCAGTATCAAGAGCGTGTGGAACGAAAAATTAGACGCTATAAGGTAGTAATGCCTGATATTGCTGAACGTGTAAAAAATAGTAAGGCAATCTTTAGCCATCATCAATTGACCCCTCTTTGTTATCAGCGTCCAGATCAGCTTGAACAATTGGCAAATACGCTTGCGTTCACTATGGGAGAACGTCAGCAAGAGTTCGGAAATCAGTGTGTTCATCAAGCAAATAATGGTGAAACTGCACTTGCGTTATTGCGAGAGTTGTATCTTGAATTGGTGGAAATTTGTGAGCAGTATCAGATCCCTGCTCCTTATGCCAAGAAAGCCAAAAAACTTAAAATAGGTAATGATGAAGTCGTTTCGGGGCTGTTGAAATTGGCGTGTCCGAATTATTGGCATAATAAGTTAAAACGTGCGGCTGTGCGTATGAAAGAGCATTTGGCAATTGCGGTTGGAATGGTGAATATTAATACTGGTGGATATGTCAGTAATGAACGCTTGCACGCCCATCAACAACAACGCCGTGCGAATTTTGAGTTTATTAAAAATTCTATTATCACTAATTTACTTAATGATGAAGAACAAGTTGAGTTATTAGAAACGTGGCTCAAGTCAAATAGTAATCCGAAAAAACGCCGTATTGAGCTGATGACGAGAATGAATGGTTTTGACCAAATTGCTGAGAAGAATGGCGATGAGGGTGTTTTGTGACCTTGACTGCTCCGTCAAAATATCACGCAATGCTACACGAGGGGGGTATTAATCCAAAGTGGAATGGTTCTGCTCCCCATCAAACCCAGAAATATCTTTGCAGTGTTTGGGCAAAAATTCGAGCCGAATTAAAACGTCGTGGTATTCAGATCTATGGTTTCCGTGTTGCCGAACCTCACCACGATGCCACACCGCACTGGCATTTAATCCTTTATACCCGTCCTGAACAGGTTCGTGACTTGAAACGTGTCTTTTGGCATTACGCTTTAGAAGAAGATGGTGATGAGGCGGGGGCGAAGAAACGCCGTTGTACTTTTAAGAAAATAGATCGTTCTAAGGGGTCTGGAGCTTCTTATCTTGCAAAATATATTTCTAAAAATATCGACGGCAAGGGAATGAGTGACCTATTAGATGAAGAGACAGGTACGCCAGTAAATTTAGCTGCAGAACGTGTAGAGGCGTGGGCAAGTGTGTGGCGTATTCGTCAGTTTCAGCAGATCGGTGGGGCGAGTGTTGGGGTGTGGCGTGAATGTCGTAAGCTAGGCGATGAACAGCAGGAAGATGAGGTAATTGATACCTTAAGAGCAATCGCCGATGTGGGTGATTGGGCTGTCTATACGGAATTTCAAGGTGGTGCATTAGTACTGCGTAAAGAATTGAAAGTACGTCTGCACTACGCTTTGTATGGGCAAGATAAATATCAACAAGACCGTAAGAAAGTAAATGGTGTTGCTAACCAGTTAAACGGTACGGTAGCTATTACTCGTAAAAAAGAATGGAAAATTGGCAGAAAGCCGACAAATTGGGAGGAAATGAGACAACAGAAATTATTAGGCTACCACGAACAAGCCGAGCATAGCGAGGCAAAAATAGGCGAGCTTGCTCGCCCTTGGACTTGTGTCAGTAACTGTACGGGGTTAAAAAATAATCAGGTTAGTCAGGAGGTAAGAGAAAGGATAAAAAATGAGCTAATCACAATGCGAGGGCGGGTCACCGATTATCAAATTGATGATTTATTAAACGGTAAACCGCTGAAAATTTACAGTAATGAGCAAATCGGCATCTATGTGAGATATAGCCGAGGACAGCTTATTGAAGAAAAACGGTATTTTAATTAACAGAAGGTATTTGTTATGGATTTTATTACTTGTAATGCGTTTGTTGTATTTTCTACTGAGAATGGATATACACTCAGTCTTAGCCCTATTAATATCAGAAAGGATAAGATTTTATATGTTGATCTTGCTAGTGTTATTTCTGAGTTCGGTGAGTTTAATAAACTGAGAAAAGCTAAATCAAGAGAACCTGCGAAATTCCATATTCTTTCAGGAGAAATCCAAGGAGAGTTTACTAAATTGACTTTTGATGAGGAGTATTTTAAGTTGATTTGTAAAAATGTACCTAATCCTCTTACGAGTGATGTATTTTCATTTTTTGATGATAATCAAGATACTTGCTCAATTGTTGTAGATATCAGTTTTACTGATTTTTTAGAAAAATACTCTGAACAGTTTGAGGGGTGTTGGTAAATATGTCTGATATTAAACAAACCATCGCCCAACGTGGCGAGCAGTACGGGGATTTTACAGATACGGCAATTACAGCCCAAAAGATGAAAGGGTTGTTATTTGATGATGTGCCTGATGATTTTTATACGCCCCGTCAGCGTGAGGCGTTAGAGATGATCTGCACGAAATTAGCCCGTATTTCGACGGGTAACAATCCAAGTTATGAAGATAACTGGCGAGATATTGCAGGCTATGCGGTGTTAGGGGGGAATTTAACGGAGGTAGATGATGGAGCAAGAAATTGTACAAGCGGTCAGTAATGAGCAGAATTTAGTAACAAAAAATGAGCCTGATATTGAATTCATTAGGTTAGGCGAAGCAGTGAGATTATTTGGAGTATCTCGAGCTACATTTGACCGTTGGCAACGGAAAGATTCGGAGTATTATATTCCAGACTTTCCAAAGAAAATTAAAATTGGGAATTTTTCCTTTTATGTTCGGTCGGAAATTCGAGCTTATATGCAAAAGCTGATAGATGAACGCTAAAAAAGGCCCCACATTATTATGATGTGGGGCTTTGTTTTTAGACAAGTGGCTTCCAACGTAAGCCTTGTTGTTCAAGATAATTTCCCCAGTAGTCCATTATTTCTATTCGTTCCTTGAGATAGTCGTGACGATTATAAACTCGTCTTACTGAGGAGCCTTTAATTTTATGAGCAAGTACCATTTCTATAGCATCGGGATTAAAATTCTGTTCATTAAGATGTGTGCTGATTAAAGCACGCATTCCGTGTGAGGTGAAAATACCTTTATAGCCGTTCCTTTTCATTGCTCGATTAACTGTTTCGCTACACATTGGGCGGTCGCCTCCCTTAAAATGTGGAAAGACAAAACGGGAATGTCGGCTGAATGCTTTCATTCTTTGCAGTATGTCAAGTGATTGCTTGGAGAGTGGCACGATATGCTCTCGTTTTTTGTAGCGTGATCCTTTCATTTTTTCTTTGGGGATTCGCCAAAGTCGGTTTTCCCAATCTATTTCTCGCCATTCTACTGCAACGGCTTCAGATGGGCGAACACCAGTAAGCAGGTTCCAGAAAATCAGATGTTGGGTATATGGCTCAATATTGGCAAACATCATCTTGGTAATGAAGGTTGGAAGTTCTTCAATAGGTATTGTAGGATTGTTTTCTGCAGGCTTGTAATGAAATGCTTTTTTTGCTTTGTGGCAGTTGTGCATTTCGATAAGTCCGCAATTTTCGGCGTGGTCCATTATGCCTTCAACGCTACGCAGTACTTTTTCAATGACAGAGGTATGACCTTTGCGATAGACAATTTGTAAGGTATCAACTAATAACTTTGAAGTGATACGTTCAACTTGAATGTCGGCAAGAGTTGGGAAAATGTGTAATTCTAAACGTCGCCAATCTTCTTCCATTGTTTCTTTCGTTACTTTAGAAGATTTAAATACTTTCCATTGTAACGCTACTTTGTAAAACGTTTTTTCTAGATTATCTAGTATTTTTCGCTCAATTTTGCGTTTGTGTTCTTGTGGGTCAATACCTTGTCTGATGAGTTCTTTGAGTTCATTTTTCTTTTCCCTTGCCTGTCTAAGCGAGAGAGTCGGGTAATAGCCTAACGTGATGGATGTTCTCGCTTTGGTTATAGGCTTTTTATAATCAAGACGCCAAACTTTATTTTTCTTTGTTACTTGTAAAATTAAACCTTCGCCATCTCGTAGTAGTTCGCCTTCGGTGGCATTTTTGATGTCTAAGTTTGATAGAGGTTTTATTAAAATTGCCAT